CTTCGCTTAAGCAATCAGTTGTAGCACTTATAGCGCTCAACAGTCCCTCAACCGAATCAACCCCGTTTATTCTGGTGTAATACAATATCAACACAACAACAACAACACCACTACCATTATGCACCACTTCACTAGGGACGTTCGCATGCGAGCGAAACCTGGGAGAAGGGGCGCCCGTTCAGTTCCCGAACACCACGGGGACGAATTCGATCAAGTAGCTCCTGAGGGGGGTGTTCTCACCGTGAATCCCGTCAGGGAATTCACACCTAAGGTGCCACAATCATTCGACGATTTTGTCGAAGAAGTTGTTGGCAGCACCATCATCAACCAGATGGGACCTGTTTTTGAGGATGCCGAACCTGTGGTCACGGATGGAAAGTCGGCCGCGTCGTATTTGGCAGCCTTTGACAAGCGAAGCAATTCGCAGCCAGATGATGACGACGACTGTTCCCCAGAATTCCAACGGCTATTCAAGCAGTTGTGGGATTCTTTACCCCAGAGCGACGAGTGGGATGTTGATGACGCTACAGTCGAACGATGGCTAAACAAACTCGACGCGCCAAAGCAAGCTAGGATGAAGAAGGCTTTGGACGAGTTGTTCGACTGTGAGGACGATCACCGGTATCTTGGTGAAAAGACACTCAGCGTAAAGGTGGAAGCGCTTCTCAAGCGGTATGATGGCAAATGGGCACCACGCCTCATTTATGCAGGCAATGATCATTTCAATGCCTTGACTGGACCAGTTGCCATGGTACTGTGCGAGAAACTCAAGGAATTGACCGACCGACACAAAATCGGGCCGATCAAATTCAAGTTCGCATACAAAGCGCAGAACACCGAATTAGCGTCACATCTCGCCGAAGGAAGGGAAAAGGGTTACATACACTGTGCGGAAGCTGATTTTTCTGCAAACGACCTCCGACAGCGCAAATTTGTTACCAAGGCATGCGACATAGCATATGCCAAATTGGGCGTGCCTTCATGGGCGCGAAAACTTTGTGTTGACATGAGGAAGTTCCACGTGAAGAACCACACACACGGGCATTCTGCTGATTTACAGAATCAGCTGCCCACAGGAACTACATTCACCACACCGCGCAACACAATCTGGAACTGTTCAATCGAGGCCATCTACGCCATCGTCACCCGCAATGAAGGTGTCGCTGATGTACTCGGAGACGATTTCTTGTCGATGCTCAAACGCCGAATTAACTCAGAACACTGGGAAAATTGGGTCGCTGAACACGCCAAGATGAAGCTCACTGCCGCAACGCCCGAACTCCAGGGCGAGGCTACGTTCTTATCTAGAAGATTGTGCGTGGATAGAGACGTTCCGGTAATGGTACCAAAGCTAGGGAAAGCACTCGGTCGCTTTAATGCTCGCGCGTCGTCTAATCTATCGATTAGCGACAGTCAATACATGGCGGGCAAAGCACTGTGTTATGCTTACGAGTTTAGGTACGTTCCGACGTTACGGGAGCTGTTTTTGATGCGCTTTCGCGCTGAAGATTCGGCTCATGTTGAGGTAGGAGAGATATCGTATTACACCAGAATAAACGGGGTTGATTCGGTTGAGGGACTGTTGAGCGCTATAAGTGCTACAACTGATTGCTTAAGCGAAGACGAAACCCGTGAGTTTCTGATGGATTGCTATGGAGACCAATTTGGCTTGGTCGCCTGCCGCGAGATATCGCAGCGTATCATCCTCTCAACTGACGTCTCGGTTGTTACTTGCCCTGACGGGCTATCATCGGATTTGTAATTGGAAACTACTGATAACATGGGATCCCCTGTACTCCTAGGGTTTAGTGAGTCCGTGCTTTGAGAGATTGCACAAAACTACAAAAAAAAAAAAAAAAAAAAAAAAAAAAAAAAA